ACAATGAAGGAAGAAAAAATTATGATTGAATTTGATGGAAAAGACTTTGACGAAATTATGGCTTTCATGGAAAAAGGCAAGTTTGAAACAGTGCAGGATGCCATTATGAATGCTATTCGTGCGTGTACTGAGAAATAAATTTGCTGTATTACGAAGTAACAGCCAGCGGTGCCGAAGGGTCAAATGTCCTCACGTCCACCTCCTAACAAGGTTCATACCAGAGGAAACAGCCGCTGCCAAACCACAAAAAAGACCCCGGCGAACCGGGGAGAAAGAAGGTAATCGAAATGGAAAAATACTTCCTGTCCAGAATCCAGCGGGAGAATGGTGTCTTCTCCGATGGTGTAGAAGTACATGACACCCTTGACTCTGCGCTGCGCTCCTATTGGGGCAGAGCAAAAAACGCATACGGGAAAAACCCTGCTATCACTTTCATGCAACTCAAGATCAAGCAGGGCGGGAACACTCTGAAGAAATATGATATGACGTGGAAAGCTGAGAATGAAAAGGAAAATGTATTCTTCCTGCACCACGTCAGGCTGGATGGAGAAGCGTTCGACAAGAACATCGATCCCTACGAATCCCTGGATCTTGCCAAAGCTGACTTTGCAAGTCAAATGGAATACGGGTATAATAATCCGAAGTTCCCCGGTGTTTCTTTTGTGTTCTCCACGATTACAGACCTGTTCTCCAATGGCCTTGAACTGATGGATGAAACATGGGAGAAGCAGGAAGAACAGCCGGAACCGGAACCCGCTGAATAATCAGCAGACGTGAATCCTGTTGTATTCCGTGCGGATATCCGTCAGATCCTGCTTGGCATAGATCATGGTCGTTTCGGGTTTAGTGTGTCCCATGAGTGCCTGTAATTTGTCCAATGGCATACCGCCGTGAAGATTGTTCGTAGCGAATGTATGCCTAAGTTTATGCGGAAACACATGCATCGCACAACGATCAGCGATATGCCTAACCTCGTTTTCAATGGAGTGGACACCAAGCCGGTGATGCGGACTACGTATTGTGACAAACAAGGCTTCGTTATTATCGGTTCTGGATTCAATATACTTACGCAAACTGAATTCAGACGCTGCGTTGAAATAGACGACCCTGCATTTGTTGCCTTTGCCGTGACGGACTACAACGGAACGATTAGTCCAATCGATATCTGACAGGTTTGCATTACTGCATTCGCTGACACGCATTCCTGTGGAATACAAAAAGTCAATCAATGCTTTTTCACGAAGCGTTTCGCAATACCAACGGATGACCTCAAGACCGTAAGCAGATAGCGGTTCACGGGGTTTCTGTTGGTATTTTACTTTCTCCACGTTTACACATGGATTACGGATCAAGTATTCATTTCGGACAAGCCACGAGAAAAATGAGTTCAACTCCCTCCTGATCTGATCCCGGTAATGGTCGGATGCTTTGCGCTGTTCCTTATAATAGTGCAGATACATGCGGATGTCGTTTGCGGTGACATCCGTAAAAGGCTTGTAGACACGAGAGAAAAAATCGATCAAGCGAAGTCTGTAAAGATTCAATGTTGTTGCGGACAAGTTTTCTACAGATTTGCTTGCGATAAAGTATTTAACTACTTCCGGGATTCCATCACATGGAATGATATCCATGCTTTTCCTGGAAATGTCATAACCGGAGATTGCAGAGTCCAAGACTTCCAAGACGTTCCGCAACTGATCCTGCGGAAGGGAAGCATACAACCTAGAAACGACCTCGTTGCGAAAAGATTCAGAGTTGTCAGACGTGTTAATAGACATAGGAATCATCCTTTCAATAATGTTGCCGTGAGTACACGGAGTGTTGACATTGTACACGATTCGTTTACACTTTGCAAGAAAAATCGACAAAAAGTAAATTTTAGCGATAGCGTATAATATAGACGGAGGCTGATGCTAATGATTGACAGAATATGGCTGTTAATAGCATTCGTGTCCGGAGCCATTGTTGGTGCTTTGTTTTTAACTCTGCTGATTTGGTTGTACACACACAATGACGATGATTAATTAGTCATACATTCGTGGACAGGAGGTTACTGCCGGATGAAAAAAGTTTCTCCATCGGCCTACGTTGACAAGGTCAATGAAATCTATAACGAACATCCGTCATATGAGACGGGCGGTGACGGCAGCAATGGTGTCTGCGATTGCATCGGAATGTGCCGTGGCGCATTGAAGAGGGCAGGAGCGACAGACATTCACAATCTACGTGGATGTAATAACGCTGTCCGGAACAATGCCATAACCAACGTCAGAGATATAACAGGGAGTCTGAAGGTCGGCGATGTAGTGCTGAAGACCCGTAACAAGGATGACGAGAACATGCCTCTGCCAGATCAGTACCGGCAGGGCGGTAGTCAGTATGATCCTAGATTTGGGGAAACGAACTTCACACACATCGGGACGGTTACAAGGGAGAATCCGCTGGAAATTACCCACATGACATCCCCCTCCGCAAAGAAGGATACATCTGCCAAAGGATGGACTCTGCAAGGGGAACTGCCATGGGTGGATTCTTCCAAGCAACCGGAGCCATCTCCCGAACCCACACCAGCACCGGAACCGGAACCGGATCCCATGTGGGCGAAAGTGTATTCCAAAAACGGGAAGCATGTACATATGCGAAAAGAAAAGTCCATTTACTCCGCTGTTGTGGACAATGTCCCCTGCGGAGCAGAAGTGCTTGTTCTGGAATATGATCCGTCATGGTGCTATATCGCCTACACGGACAAGCGCAATGCCACATGGTACGGCTACATGATGACAGAATTTCTCATCATTGACGAACCCGAACCGGTTGATCCTACTCCGGAGCCTACTCCGGAACCGAGCGAGAAACTTTATACTGTCCATGTGTATCATCTGACTCAGGAAGAAGCCGAGCAGTTGCGATTGGACTACATGGAAACATCAATATCGGAAGAGTAGGAGGTGGGAACATTGTGGGATTTCATTATAAAGTATTGGGTTGAATGGATCTTCGGAATTATCGTTGCTGCGCTGTCTGCTGCTTATGCTCATCTGGCGAAGAAGTTCAAGGCAGAACGCAGGAAGAATCAAGCCATCGAAACCGGCTTGAGAGGAATTCTGAGGATTCAGATTCTCGACACATACGACAAATGCGTTGCAGACGGCAGGACGATTTCTGTCAGCAGGAAGGATGCCGTTGTCAGCATCTATCAGAGTTATGTAACGCTGGGGAACGGAGAACAGGACGATACAATCAAGGCTCTGTACGAAGAACTCATTCACATGACTATAGCGTAAGGGGGAAAGAAAAATGTTGTCCAACAGAACGTATGACATTCTCAAGTTTGTCGCTCAGATTCTGCTTCCTGCCATCGGGACTCTGTACTTTGCTCTCGCAAGGATATGGAACTTTCCCTATGCAGAGGAGATCGTTGGAACCATCACGGCCATCGATGCGTTCCTTGGTGCCCTGCTTGGAATCAGCACCGCAAAATATAATAAGCAGGAACCTCCCGATGATGACGAAATTGTATAACTGTTTTTAACTGTTTTTTAACTGTGTTATAACTGTCTAAATGCGCTTAAATGTGCCTAAACGTGCTTAACGTTATGACATAAAAAATCCCCGGAGGCCTTGATTTTCTTGGCTTCCGGGGAAGTGAGCCCGGCGGGATTCGAACCCACGACCTTTTGATTCGTAGTTAAAGTCTCAAGCAATGCTCTTGGCCTTATGAATCAACAGGTTCCTGTTTTTGATGGAATCAATTTAACTGTTTTTTAACTGTCATTCATCATACGGATGGCAGTTTTTTCCCTTTGTTCTGAAGGATGGTCATAGATTTCCAGGATCATCCTTTCTGAGGAGTGACCGCACCAGCGCATGACGATGTGGATGTCTATTCCTGCATCCCTTGCCTTGCTTACAAAGGTATGTCTGCAATCATGGGGACGGAAGGAGATTTCATGTCCTGCTTTCTGAGACAGTGTGTGCATGTACGACTCCCACGCTCTGTTAAAAGCAGTTTCCGAACATATATTCCCGGAGGCATCCGGCATGGCTAGATTCTGCATGTTCTCATAAAACGGCTTTAAAGGGTCAAATAACGGCACCTGTCTTTCTGATGATACATTCTTCGTCTTGCCTACAACAGGCCGGTTATTGACGTATTTTACGGCCTTTGTGATGTATATATGCTCATCGTGTATATCAGACTTCTTCAAAGCCAGGATTTCGCCTCTGCGAAGACCGGCTTTCAGCATGAACATGGATCCGGTTTGACATCTGTGGGGGACAGTTTCAATCAATCTGATTTCCTCTGCGGTAAGGCATCTGTGTGTACCTTTGCTGCCCCTGTGCGGTTTAGCAGATGGAGCAATGACAGGGTTCTGTTTGCAGTGCCCATTCTCGATAGCAGCCTGGAACATGGCCTTGTAGAGGAACATGGCCTTACTGATGTAGGATTGTGACTTCCCGACAAAATGCTTCCATACAAGCTTGATATCAGACGGAGTGACGGCAGAGATCAGCTTGTCCCCGATGGTTCCGGTGAGTATCTCCAGCGTTGTTGCGTACTGATTGTATGTGGTGGCAAGCACACCGGCCTTGGCAACGGGTAACCACTTTTCTGCATAATCCATCACAGTAACGGGACAGACCTGTTCAATACCATGCTCACATTCATACTTGTAATCGTCCCGCTTCTTTTTTGCTTCAGCATCTGTCTTTCCATAGAATTGCTTGCCTTTGTACCAACGTCTGTACAGACCATTAACTGTTTTAGTCGCCATTACAAAGCAACCTCCCTACGGGAAGTCTTTTTATTTTTTTTGCCGTAGACGTAAAGCATTTCCGCTGCACGTTTAATCAGTTCAAGCTGTCCCTCTTCAGACAATGCCCTAAAGTATGCAAGCAGTTCCTCCTCCATGGATTCTGTCTTATCGATTCCCAATATATCCTCAAGAGTAACACCCAACTGCTCCGCAATCTTCACGGCCATGCTGATCCGGGGAGAACGATAGAAGTTTTCATAATTGCTGATGACCTGCTTCGATGTGCCAAGTTTGTCTGCCAGCTCTTCCTGTGTCATCCTGTTCTGTTGCCGGTATTTACGCAGATACTCACCAAATCTCTTGTCATTAACCATTTGAAATGTCCTCCTTCCTTATAAGAATCTACGCACAAATTAGCATATTTATTACGAAATGTCAACGAATTGTTTACAGACATAAAAATATTTGAGCAATTTGTTATTTATGTGTTGACAAACAGAAACCATGGTGCTATTATCCCGATGTACACGAAAGGCATACCTAAAAACCACAAGATAAGGGGGTGAAAGAATTGAATAACAACAATATCACGGAATTGAGCGGGTTGATCCACGGAAGATTCCGGAGTATGTCTGAGTTCGCTGCACATATTGGCTGGTCTAGGCAGAGGCTTGGAAAGATCGTCAACGGAAACAAGTGTCCTACCCTGGATGACATCAGTACGATCTCTGATGGGTTGGAGGTTCCCTTCATGATGGTCGCCAATATTTTTTTGCGGAAAAAGTCCACGAACAGCATACCTTAAGATGGAGGATCGCATATGACAGGCAAGACTTACTACGACATCCACACGATCATGGGGTTCAGCAGGATCTTCGCCGACCAGATGTACAAGGCCATGAAGAATTGCGGATTGCTGGATGCCGGTTACGGACTCAGCATCAAAATCGGACACTACGGTGGAGAAGATGTCACCGAGATGGTCGTGATGGAACAGGACATTCTCAAGATCGGTGGCAAGCAATGGGACGAGACACTCATTGATCAGAAGAAACTGAAGGACGAAGGATGGAGGGTTTTCAGTGATCCGCTGTGTAGAGGAGGAGCAATACCGCCGGTGGTTAGCGTGGAAAAAACGGGGAGAAGAGCGGAAGAAAGAAGAGAGACGGCAGGAAAGCCTTACCCACCTGACGGGTTGTGGATTAGTGCTGATCACTATCGTGATGATATGGGTGGTGGGTGCTAGATGACATGGTTGTCACCGGAAGATGTTGCGGAGAGGCTGAAGATCAGCAGACGAAGTGCCCTGGTCATCATGCAGAAGATTCCGCATGTATCTGTTTCCGGAAACATAAGGCTCCGGTTGAGGGTGACAGAAACAGACCTTAACAACTACCTGCTTGGCAGTGTTTCAGGGAAAACAAAGGTTTCTGTTCCTGCCACAGGGAGCAAAAGGAAGCTTGCCAGGAAGGGGGTGTAAATGATGGCAAAGCCGTTGCTGGATGTTCATTGTGTGTGCGACTCCGGATGCAAATATCCTACCTGCCTCAAGGTCGCCATGGATGACGGGACAGTTCAGACATATGTTCTCCACGTTGAGCAGCAGCCGAACTTCACAGAGGCAATGCAAGCCTTGGACAGGATGATGGATATGGCCAGGGAGATCGGCTACAAGTATTCGCCTAAAAGAAATCGCAGGAACCGCTGATGGAGGTAGCGATCCCTGCAATCGATGGAAGTATGGCATATGACTTGATCATTATAACATGATCAGAAAGGAAAAGTAAATGGGTAAGGTTGTTTTGATCTGCGGAGAATCCGGAAGTGGCAAGTCTGCTTCGCTCCGCAACTTTAATGAGAATGAAGTAGGCATCTTCAACGCATCCGAGAAACCGCTGCCGTTCCGGAAAAAGCTTCCGATGGCCATGAGCGGGGACTATGAGCTGATTAAGCATCACCTGCGGGAGAACAACAGGAACTGCTATGTTCTTGATGACATTGGCCTGACAATGGCTTTCTACCTGTTCGATAAGGTCAACGAAACCGGCTACGGAAAGTTCACATCTGTTGCCAAGAACTTCTACGATCTTGTGCAGTGCGCCATCAAGGAAACGTCTGATGACACTATCGTCTACTTCATCATGCACACAGAACGTTCTGAGGACGGTGGGAGAATCAAGGCGAAGACGGCAGGGAAGATGATTGATAACCAACTTACCCTGGAATCCCTGTTCAGCATCGTTCTGTTCTGCGTTACGGATGGCCGGAAACATGTGTTCGTGACTCAGAGTGATGGGGTCACAACGGCCAAGAGTCCAATGGATATGTTTGAGCTGGAGATTGACAACGATCTGAAAATGGTTGACTCCACCATTCGGGAATACTACGGCCTTGCGAAGCTGGGATCCCCTGTCAAGAAACAGAACAAGACCGGCAAGGTTGAAGTGGCAACGGCCAGCAAGGTTCCGGAGGTGAGCGGAAATGGGAAAGCATAATTCTGACAAATGCCCTTTCCGGAAACCGGATTGCTTCGCATTTGGAGTATATGGCCGGTGCAATGCCTGTACGAACACGGACTTCAACTCCACAGAGTGCCCGTTTTACAAGACCGCTACGCAGCGTTACCGGGAACATCGTTCTGCCATTTCGAAGCTGGAAACGGAAAACAGGTTTGATCTGATTGCCAAGTATGGCGAGATGAACGAACAGCCGAGAATCTGGAGGGAGATCGTCAATGCCGAAGCGTTTTGATAATGGTGTGACATCATACACCTTCGCAGATTGCACCGTACAGGTAGCTTTCCCGGAAGATGAGGTCAAGTGCAAGTGGTGTCGTTTCATGACACACAATGACGGCCTGGACAGGGACAAGTGTTTCCTTACGGGAGACATTCTTTATTCAAGGGAGATCATCGGACATAACTGTCCGCTGACGATACTCAACAATGTTGAAACGGAGGAACTGAAATGAAACCTAGTTATGGGAATTTTGAACCGAGGAACAACAGGAGCGGAATCGGCTTGCCTCCTGTAGGGCAGTATGTCGCAGAGATTCAGGGTGTACGGCTTGAAACCAATCCTGCCTCCGGAAGGGACATGATCATCCTGATGCTTGAGATCACGGAAGGGGAATACGCTAACCGCTACCATGAGGTGTTCCAGAGCCAGCGTGAGCGGTTCGGCGATTCCGTGAAGTACCGGGGAACTTTCCGGCTGACGGCTCCGAAGGAAGAAGACGAGAGCTGGATGAGACAGCGGTTTGAGTCTAACCTGTGGTGCGTTGAGCAATCCAACCCCGGATACCATTGGGATTGGGACGAGACCAAGCTGAAGGGCAAGAAGGTCGGTATCAATGTCCGTGAAAACGTCTACACCGGGAACGATGGAACCGAAAAGACCACGACAGAGATCGGCCAGCTTGAACCCATTGACGATGTGCGGAACGGGAAGTGCCGTGACATGAAGCCGAGGAAGCAGAACAACACTGCATCTGCCAACAGCACCGGCGGTTATACAGAAGTAGATCCCGGCAAGGTAGAAGTTCCGTTCTAATGATGCCAAACGGGGCATAGCAAGCACAGCTATAAGCTGTGGGGTCGTCAACAAGTTCTCCGCTTTGGGCATGGAGCGTGGAACGTCACTCCGGATCGCCTGTTGTCCTGCCATAAACGTAGGCTTTTTATCTGCTTTTTCAACTACGGGCAGGGTTGAAGGACAACGCTATGCCTCTTTCTTTATAGATTTAGGAGGAAACAGATGGAAAGTGTGGCAATGTGGTGCGTTGTTAAACGTGCCACTGTAAGAGATAAACAAGCGGAGGCAATCGGCAATCTGACATTCGGACAGCAATGCTGGAAGGTGGACGATGCGAGGAACGGAAGGATCAAAATCCTTTTTATTGGGGAGAATTTCAACAAGAAATCCGGGTACGTTCCTGCCAGGGCATTATCTGACAAGCCGGTTATTGATATGGCGAGGCTTTACTTCCGGAACACATCCGGAAAACGGATTCCGGTTTCTGATCGGTATCGTGGTGAAGCAGTAGGCCTAATCAATGTGGGCGACACCGTTGAAGTGATCGCAGAATGCAACGGATGGTATCTGACCAACAAAGGGTGGACACTTTCCAAGTGGCTGACGAAATGTGCAGGGGATTACTTCTCTGAGAATGCTCAATCCCTATGCTTTGCGATCCTGCTTCAGGCCTGTAAGGAATACAAGGCTGCGGTGGACAAGATCAGAATGCACAAGTGCTCGACACCGGAAGATTTTGCCAAGGCATATATCCGGATTACAGAGATAATCTCTTGGTTCAAAGGTAAAATCTACTCCATTTACTTTGATGACGATGGAACAGAGAAGCTGGAGTGGCTAAATGAAAACGTTGGGATTGATGACAAATGGTTGAAAGACAAAAAACGGATGTTCAACGAACTGAGAGCCAAGGGGAAGATTCGCTGACAATCCTTTTTGACACCCGGCAACAGGCAGGGAAGCACAAGAACATCGAAGACTACTGCCGAAGACGTGGAATCAAGATGGTTCGACAGAAGCTGGATGTCGGGGACATCATGCTCCCTGGGGGAAAGATTTCCTGCGATACGAAACAGGACATCCTTGAACTCTGCCACAACGTTATGTCATCTGATCACCGGCGATTCAAGGCAGAATGTATCCGGGCACAGGAGCAGGGAATTCAGCTGATCATCCTCATTGAGGAGATGCCTCCATTCGGACGGCTGGACATGTGGGATGTTCCAAGGTTCCGGACTTCCGGTAGATATCACAGGTATGGGGATCCAATGACACTAGTGAAACCGGCTGCATTGCGGAGAGCATGCATCACTATGCAGGAAAAATATGGTGTCAAGTTTCGTTTCTGCACAAGACGGCAATGTCCGTCAAGAGTTATCAAATATCTGAAAGGAGAATTGAAATGAGCCTGTCAATGGAAGCGGTAAAGACCGGAAGTCTCGTTACACAGAAGATTTCCGGCTTTTCTGTAAAGGAACTGTCGGAACTGAATTCGATGGACTACCGGGAAATGAAGGTTGTCATCTGGAATGCTCTCGTTTCCCGGAAAATGCTCAGTAACAAAACGCAGATCATCAATGCGTGGGTTAACGGGAATGACGTTTTCATCGAGACGAAGGAGTGTTCAGAGTGTCAGAACTAACGCTTGCGGTGGTCATCGTATTCTGTCTGTTATTTGCAGCGGTGGCGGTGTGTGTTGCTCTGCTGATCAACAACAGGCTGGAGATGAAACGGATTGAAAAGTGGGTATGCAATCCGGACTCCTGGTGTGCCGACAACTGCCTTATCCATGCGAAATGCTTTGCAAACAGCAAGGATACAGGCGAGGCATTCAAAAGGCTTGAACACTACTGCAATGATTGCCCGATTGCGAAAGCTTTCGAAATAACTTTTGAGCAGTAAGGAAAGGATGGAATGTTATGGTTTGCGACAAATGCAAGAAGACCTTTGAAGTCGGTAACAGGCCAGATGGAATCCCGAATGGGGTAACACTGATGCTCCGTAACGGCAAATCGCTGACCCTGTGTGCCGATTGCGTAATGATCTTGGGGAGCGGAACCAAGAAGCAGAGAAGTGAGTTCTTCAAGGACATGGAAGGGGTGAGCGGTAATGCAGATTAAAACGCTTGAAGTGGCCGGGATTGCTCCTGCTATCCATGGCATGCGGAACCCCATGGACTCATGGGATAGATCTGATACCATCCCAGGACTTATCGGGAAGAATGACAAGACACTTTCCATGAAGCTTGCCAGCGCAGGGGCAGAACACGCAAAGCATCTCCGGATGGTGATTGTATGGGCAGACATTACTGCTCCCCGGTATTGGTGGCAGGAGTTCGACACCTATCGTGCAGGAGTTGAGAAGGTTTCCTGCTCCACCATGCACAAGCTGATGGCAAGACCGCTGACGATCAATGATTTTGCCCTGGATGCTGTTCCTGCCCAACTGCTTGCGAAGGTCGTTGAGGAACTGAATGAGCAGATGGAGGAATACAAGAACGAACACAACGAGTTCGTCAGGAAGACCATCTGGAGAGGGATCATCCAGCAGCTTCCGCAGGGGTATCTTCAGAAGCGTACTGTCATGATGAGTTACGCTGCCCTGCGGAATATGTACCGGCAGAGGAAAGGCCACAAGCTTAACGAATGGCATGAGTTCCGGAGCTGGTGTGAGAGTCTGCCGGAAAGCTGGATGATCACAGACGACTATACGGAGGAAAGCGAATGATCCTTTACTTTATTGTCGGATTCATAGCAGGAGTTGTCGGAACGTTCATGTTCCTGCGGTACATCGGAAGAAAGATCGAGGAGGCAAGGCAGAACCATGAAGTATGACGAGGCTACAGGGAAGCAGATTCCACAGAACAGAACCGATGAAATCAAGCTTTCTGCATACCAGCTTGAAGATATGATCAAAGAAAGCAAGTACAAGCTTGACAGTACTGTAGAAACCGCATGGATCCTGCATGACATCAATGTTTCGCTTGCCCTGCTTGTTGACATGGTTGCCATGATGATCAACGAGAGGAAGAAGAAAGATGACGAACGTACCTGAAGACATCCGTGCATTCTGGACGGAACTGTACAAACTGTTTGATGTCCATTTCAAGATGGACACCGGCTCACAGGAGGCATGGGATAGCTTCTGGAAAGATGCGAATGCTTTGTGGGAGAAAAACGGCAAAAAAGACACCTATTTAGGCTTGATATCTGCGTGTGCAGATTTGCTCGCAAAGCACTAGAGAAGTGGGTAAATGGCCTGTTTTTGAGGCAAACAGAGGTGTGTATGTGTGACATGAAAGATTATGACGGATTCGTTGTGAGAAGAGGCAATGAATACCTTGTAGCTGTTCCGTATGATACGGCCATGTTTATCCGGTGGAGCACTAGTCCCTGGGAAGGATATCACTTTCACAGAAGACGGATTGCAAAACGGGTTGCTGACAGGGTCGGAGGGGATGTCTGCTTCTTCAATCAAGTATCCGGGATTCTGAAGATGGAGGGTAAACCATGAAACAGGGAATGAAAAGATTCGCTGTGATTCTGATTGCGCTGATGATGATTATGGGAGTTGCCTCTGCTGAAAAAGCACACCAGCAATTTGAAGTAATCGAGCAGCTTGAGGTCGTGAATATCCGTGGATCGCTGGTAATCACAGACCTTGTGTATGACATTGACACCCTTGTGGTTTATTACAGGGTATTCGGAGCGAATGGGTTGAGTATGACTCCGTACATCATGATCAATTCGTTTGGTTCCGCAACGGTTGGTATTTATGATCCGAAGACAGAAGTAATAGTTCCTGCTGAATCATATTTCCTGTATGAGGAAGAAGATGACGGGATACAAGCTGTTGGGAGGCTGTGACATATGAACGTATTGATTGCCTGTGAAGAGTCGCAGGAAGTGTGCAAAGCATTCCGTGAACGTGGCCATGAGGCATGGTCTTGTGACATCCAGGATTGCTCCGGAGGTCATCCGGAGTGGCATATTCAAGGGGATGTGCTTCAATATATCAATGGTGATTGCAATTTCTTCACTGTGGGGGGGGTATGGGTTAATATCTTCGGCCCGTGGGATTTGGTAATTGCTCATCCTCCATGCACAGACCTGGCAGTCAGTGGGGCAAGGTGGTTTCGTGAAAAGCAGATGGATTTTCGGCAACAAAAGGCCTGTGTGTTCTTCATGAGAATGATGTTATGTAATGCAGAGCATATAGCAGTAGAAAACCCGATAGGCATTATGTCTGAATGTTATCGGAAACCAGATCAGATAATTCAGCCTTATCAATTCGGACATCCTGCGAAGAAATCAACCTGCTTGTGGTTAAAAAATCTTCCGAAACTGGAACCAACTGAAATAGTTAAGCCGGATCTTGTGCAGTACAAATGCAAAAACGGAAAGATTGCAACGTTTTCAGCAGACTATGGTGGCGGTGGAGGTTTGAACGGAAAGAGAAGATCGAAAACATATCCAGGGATTGCCAAAGCAATGGCAGAACAATGGGGAGGAATTGAATGAAAGTACTTGTGGCTTGCGAGGAGTCGCAAGCGGTTTGCAAAGAGTTCAGGGCAAAAGGCCACGAAGCCTATTCCGCTGATTTGCAAGATTGTTCTGGCGGTCATCCGGAGTGGCATATAAAGGGTGACGTGCTGCCCCTTATCAATGGGAATTGCCAATTTTTTACAGTGGGGGGGGGGAAGTAGATATACCTGCCCAATGGGATCTGATCATAGCACATCCACCTTGCACATACCTTACAAACGGTGGTGCTGTTAGGATGTTCCGGCAGGAGCAGAAGGAATATCCACCATACGGGGTGTTTCAAATGATAAACGTTAGCCGGTTAAAACTTGGAATGCATGCAAGAGATTTCTTCTTCGCCTTTTGGAATTGCAACTGCCCAAGGGTGGCGATAGAGAATCCGGTTCCAATGTCAATCTACCAGCTGCCACGGGAAACACAGGTGATCCAGCCGTTTATGTTCGGAGATCCGTATTCAAAGAAAACCTGCCTATGGTTGAGAGGTCTTCCTCCGCTGATGGCAACGGAAATGCTTGCAGATTATCAGCCGTTTATCAATGGCGGTGGTGGCCGGTTAGAGAAGCCAAACTATAAAGGCAAAAAGTTTGCTGGTGGTAGTGTTGGAAGAAGTAAAACCTTCCCAGGAATAGCTAAAGCAATGGCTAATCAATGGGGATAAAACAACAAACAAAAGTTTGAGATTGGAGAGGCAATATGACATTTTATGAATTTATGATGAAGAACCACAAGGAAAAGGATACTCCAGAAGGTGATCTTGCACATGATATGTCCTGTATGTGTAACAGTTTCCCACGCAACTGCGAAACAAGGTTTGATATGTGGTATTACAAGATTTTGGATTTTTTAAAACAAAATCATGCATGTGATGCATGCATCGAAGTGTTCGAAGAGTGCTGGGGTGACTATGTCCTGTATGAAAAAAATGCAACAACGGATCGGGATGGTGCTATTGAATGCCTCAAGAATGCAAAAAAGCTTATTGATGATTTCATTCCGGAAAATGAGCAATCTGAAATTTCATTAACAATCGATTGTGTAATCGACATGCTGAAAGAGCAACAAAACATCTTTAGAAGAAAGGCAGATAAACGAGCAAACCAAGACATCAGATGCTATGCAAATAAGAAAGGTGTATTGCTGTGGGAAGTCGCACAAAAACTCGGATATACTGACGGCTATTTCTCCAAGAAGCTAAGAACAGAAATGTCACGCACGGAAAAGCAGTTTATCCGTGAAATCATCGATGGAATCGCAGAACAAAAGCATGCAGAAGGAAGGTGATGTGTGATGGCCGACATAGACCAGGTCAAATATGACATTGAACGGTGCATTAGTCATGTTCCGGATGCTTGTAGGGATTGCTCACATTATTGGGGCAAAAAAGAAACAGACGCAGACTTTACGGCTATAGATTGCATGGAAAAGTTGTTAGCTGAAGCTTATGACCTGCTGAAAGAGCAGGATGCGGTTAAGCCCGTGAATATTCGTTGGGTAATGGGAATCAACGGCGGAAATTGTCCGAAATGCATGAATTGGGTACAAAAAACTTATAACTATTGCCCATTTTGTGGAAAGGCGGTGAAGTGGGATGGTTAAAGATAGAATTATTGAGAGTCTTGAATATTGCTACAAAAATCAAAAAAGTATTGATTGTGAAAACTGCGAATACGGGGGAAGATCATTTCTAATATGCGAACGATTGGTAGACGATATTCTTGCTTTACTGAAAGAGCAGGGTCCTGTTAAACCTCATTATAATGCCAGAACAAATTGGTATGAGTGTGGTGCTTGCCATTACTCTATGACGTCCGGAATGCATTGTCGTAGTGAACTGATCCCAGCAACAAAAGTACGGTATTGTGCAAACTGCGGATTTCCTGTTAATTGGGAAGGTCGGTGAAGTGAATGAAAAAACAGATATGCCTTACGCAAGACGATATTCAGCAAATCATAGCGAATGCATTTAACGTTGACAATGACAAGGTATACCTTGAAACCTACAAGGATTTAAGAGGCTATGGAACAAGCGAACAGTATGTGGCGAAAGTCAAGGCAACTGTAGAAGTGCCGATGAATGATCACCGTTAAAGGCAGGAAGGTCGGTGAAGTAACAATGAAAGAATATATCGTGATGGCTATACTGCAAGAAACGATTGATGCATTTGACGCTCGCAATGCTCCAGAACTTGTCCGATGCAAAGATTGTGCATACGCACTTTTTAAAGAAGGAGCAGTACAACCGGGGCATATAGTTTGCACAAAACCGTTTACAGAACGTTGGCAAGCGGTTAAACCAAATGATTGGTTCTGTGCTGACGGAAAGGTCGGTAAAGCAGAATGAGAATACAGCTCAAAGAGTGCAAACGAGACAATCTGTGCGTTAATTGTGATGACAAAGCATGCTTTTTTGCAGGAGATAGTGTAGCAGATTGCCCGTTGTACCACTGCAACAGGAAAGGCGAGAAGTACGAGGATTGTAAATCATGCGATCTGTTCAAACGGATCCACGAGGAGGCAAAACGGAATGGATGATGATGAGCACATTGTGCAGGAATGTATCTGCCTTAAATGCTTCTACAGGTGGCTGGATGTTCGCCCTGTTGGTACACGTCTGAAAGACCTGAAATGTCCGTCATGTGGCCTGATATGGTACGTAATCGGCACAGGAGAACCAATTAATGATGAATTATGAGAGGAGGCGAAACAGATTGAATCTGCTTGACTACAAGCAAGTCATGGATGCCCTGGAAAAGGAACGGCAGATGTTCGTCAGTAGAGGGCAGTACGGTGCAGAAGACGTTATCTGCCATAATGCGATCAACGTGATATCAGAGCTGCCTGTAATCCGTCAGCCGGAGATCATCAGATGTGTGTCCTGCGTGTTCTACAATTCTGATGGTTTCTGCGCCGTGAACAACGGCAGATGGAGTCCGGCCGGTTTCTGCTCGATGGCTGTCCGTAAAGAGATCCTGGACAAATAATAAACGATAGGAGAATGCATATGACAAGTGATGAGATCAAAAAGATAATCAATGCATATGAATACTGCATGCTTGAGCATAATTTTTGTTCGAAAGATTGTCCACATTTTTATAACTGTTTAGACGGAGAAAACATCGTTTCGAAGACCATGTGTGCCCTGCGGAAGTACAAGGATGAGGTCGAATACCGAGAATACATCATGAGGCACAAGGTAAACGGAAGCCTGGATGGGACTATCGTCATGTCCGCATTTGAGGTGTTGGAACACAGGGCGAAGGAATCAGACGAAAAGCTGATGACAGATCTTCGAAAGCTGGCAAACAATCCTGCTCTGTCTGATACTGCCAAAGAAACCATCAGGATTGCCATGGCAAAGATACGGCTGTTGAGACACTACAGGGATCATCTGATTAAAACGGAGGCGAAACATCATGCCTGATATCGATGATATGTGGGAAGCAGAGTCTGCAAGGATATGGGAGGAGTTGAATGATGACAGCGGACAATGCTGCAAGTACTGTTATCATTTCAATAGTCCCTTTTGCACATATTATGACGGTCAAGATGATTGCCCGGAAAAGGAAGATACAGATTGGTGTGAGCATTTCCAGCAGGATAGTTTTGCTCCGGATTGGGAGGATTTCTGATGGCAGATACGACAACATACGTCAAGATTGACAGAAACATCGTCAAGTGGAGATGGTGGAAGAGCAGAAAAACCCTCCATGTCTTCCTTTGGTTGTTGCTATCTGCCAACATAGCAGACCATGATTTTGAGAACGAAACCATCCACAGGGGGCAGGTTGCGACCAGCCTCAGAACCGTTGCAGATCAATGCTGTTTAACAATTAATGAAGTCCGCACTACATTTTCACATCTAAAGTGCACAGGGGAAATCACAATCACACGCAAGCCTCGATACCTTGTTATTACTATAGTTCAGTACGACAGGTATCAAAATTCCACAGGCAAAATCACAGGCAATTCACACGCAAACCACACGCAATCCACACGCAAACCACAACAATTAAAGAATAATAAGAATATAAAGAATGGAAAGAATATAAGAGGTCGCTCCGCTCCCGATTCCCCTTCGGGGAAAAATGACGGGAAGGGGATTGGCAGGGACGAAGGGACGGTCGATGACATTCCTGCCATGTACCGGGATGGCCGGTTCAAGACGTATGCAGAGTATTGGGATTGGAGGCATCAGTAAATGCGGTACACCATGAACATGGATGACCTTCAAGGATTTGTAGGGTTCATCGGAGCGGAAACGAAGGTGAAGGGCAAGGAACTGCTTTTCCGGTTCTGCCCCAAGTGCGGATCGAATGCCCCGAAGGATGACGAATGGAAGTTCGGGGTAAACATGCGGACAGGTGCATTCGGCTGCTTGCGTGGGTCATGTGGCTACCACGGACACTTTGTAGAGCTGTGCAGGGACTTTGGGTATAAGATCGGCATGGAGGCAGAACGGGAGTTCGCACAGTTTCCTCAACCCAGGGGGAGGATCATCCCAAGGGATTCTGCTATCTCGTATCTTGCCAGCAGGGGAATCAGCAAAGAGATTGCAGAGAAGTACGAGGTTACTGCCTTTGAGGACAAGCCGAATGTACTTTGGTTCCCATTCTTCAACGAGTACGGCAAGCTTGTATACGCTAAGTTCCGGAAGATGGATTTCCGGAAAGGCCGGGATAAGTGCAAGGAATGGACACAATCCGGAGGACAGCCGATTCTGTTCGGGATGAAAGAAAGCACAGGGTTCGGTTCTGTTGTCATCACGGAAGGGCAGTTGGATTCACTGTCTGTGGCGGAGGCTTTCAAGGACGAAACTGAAAACAAGCCTGATGCATTCTGCTCTGTCCCGAATGGCATGAATGCATTCACATGGATTCCGCACTGCCTCGATTGGCTGAAGAAATTTAACACGGTTATTGTGTTCGGTGACATGGAGCATGGCCACATGAGTCTGCTTGAAACGATCACACAGCGGATCCCCTGCAATATCAAAGCGGTTCGGAAAGAAGATTACCTGGGGGAGAAGGATGCCAACGATTTGCTTACTGCCTACGGAGCGGATGCCGTCAAAACAGCGGTACGGAATGCGGTAGAGCAGGAGATCAGCAACGTAAAAGAACTCGCTGACGTGCAGTACGTTGACATTGGCAAACTGCCGAAAGTGTCCACCGGTATTCTTGAGCTGGACAAGGCATTAAAGGGCGGTATTTGTTACGGACAGGTTTGTCTGCTTACCGGAAAACGTGGTGACGGGAAAAGCACGTTCATGAGCAATCTGTTTGGGGAGGCCATCGATCAGGGAATCGGGTGCTTCGCTTATTCCGGAGAACTGCCCGGATTCCATTTCAAGGCATGGCTTAACTGCCAGCTTGCCGGTGATGAGCATATGTCTGCCAGAGATGACGGGTTCGGCGGTACTGAGTATTATCTTGACGCAGAAACGGACAGAAAAATAAGTGAATGGTACAGGGGCAAGGCATTTATATACGACAAGTCGATCATCGATGGTGATGAGATGGAATCGCTTATCGATACGATCAAAAAGGTCGTCACAAGGAAAAACGTCAAGCTTGTGTGTGTCGATAACCTGATGACCGCAATGGACATGGTCGATGAGCAAAGCAATCTGTACCTTGCGCAGAGCAACTTTGTACGGCAGCTGAAAGACATTGCTATGACATATGACATTGCTGTTATTCTGATTGCCCATCCCCGAAAAGCCGGTAAAGACGAGAAAGACAACGATTTCGACAATGACGTTGTTTCCGGATCATCGAACATCACAGACCGGGTGGATATCGTCATGAGTTATTCACGGGCAAAACCAGATGAAGATTTTGATTCTCTGCTTCAGATCGGCAAGAACAGGCTTTCCGGTACGCTGAAGCTAGGGAAGGACGGGATCCCGCTGAACTACTCGCCGAAGACAAAGCGGGTATTCGGTGTCAGAAGCCTTGCAAAGCACTACGGATGGGAACAGGAACCGGTGCTGGTTACAGATATTGACGTGCCATTTTGATGGAGGTGTACAATGGGAGCGAATAGAGCACTAAGACGGAGACAGGTGCGGGAGCAAATGCACGATTGGGTGAGGACGGGACAGATGGAACAGGTACGGAGGCTGTCTCAGAACGGGATAACGCAGAAAGACCTGGACGAAACGTATGAGAAAGGACACAAGGACGGTTTCAAAGCAGGTACGGACAAAACGCTGCGGACGATCTATGCCGGTGTTGTGTTGGAAATGCTGGATGCCGGGAACAGCAAGGAAGAGGCAATCAGCTTTCTGCGGAACCTTGATAACCGTCTGATAACGTCCATCGATGCCGGTGAAGACATCGAAGAGGTGTTTAACAGAACAGGTGTTCGGCTGATGCTGAAGGAAGATTTTGAACGGGTGCGGGAGGTAGAATGATGTCAGAACAGGTGCGGGAGCTGAAAACTAGGTGCTATTACACGGAATACGTTAACCACATGGTGCGGTTTTACCTTACGACACCGGATACGCTGAAAATGGACGGCAAGCGTAGCGCAGACATTGCCAATTGGATTGCTGTTCAGGCAGCTATGCAAGCGATCAAGCCGGAAGACCGGGAGATCGTGACAAAGGTGTACAAAACGCATTTCCACCTGACCAAAGCTGTTGAGCAGTACTGCCAGGAAACAGGTGCGGATCAGACAGCGGTGTGGAAGGTCATGACCAAGTTTGCCAGCATCGTAGCAAGACAACGCAATCTTGTATAATCCGGTACCAAAATAAACATTGGCCTTATTTCGCACAAAAAGGCCGATTTTAGGCGATGTAAAATTAACCCCTCCAACTTATCGACTTTGATAGTGGAGGGGTGTTTTTGACCGGTTTTTATTTGAAAGAAGGGCATATACGGGTGTCAAGTACACGTTGGCATGACAAAAACGGGTACCGGGTCAACAATCCGGTTATATCCGGTAGTCGTTTTCCGGTGTCGGGTCATCAGTAAGGCCGGAGAAAAGCCGGTTAAGCTTTCTTCGGGTTCCGGAGGCCGTTTTACAAGCCTTGAACTTTTCAAAAGTGCAGAACTTGTTTCCAAAGCTTCCGTCATCCTGGTTATACAGGATCCCTGCACCATTGGCAAAAGTGGAATATGTCCCACGGTTTCCTTCAACGGTTCGCCATTGCCAGGTTCGGGTTCCGACCAGCTTCCGCAGCTTAAAAATCTTCACGCTTGTTCCTCCTCTCCAGCGCAAAAGGCAACGATGTAATTACTAGCTTTTTTCCCGAAGGATACCCGCATTGCGTACCTGTCTGCATAATATGCAGAAGGGAAGGATTTATAAAACCAGAATGCAGGGAAATCGTTTTTCCAATTGTGTACAGCAAACTTATACTTTTTCATGGTTCTGCCCTCCTATTACTGCGGATATGCTTCGCACAAAGCATTCCAATAATCGGCGCATTCCTTTGCCATTGAAACATCCGGCACATAATCTTCCGGCGCTGCCTGGATCCTGCTTTCTTCCAGCATGATACGCATTTCTTCTTCCGTCATGGGTACACCCCAGGATTCCCCGCAATGATAAACATCAGCAATCCACTGTTCACAATTCATTGTTTAACCCTCCATCAAAAATGTCATATGCCTAGGAATTAAAACAACAGGTTTTTTATTCTTTCTTCTTCCGGTTCATGTCTTCCTGAATCAGATGCTTCAGGTACGTCTGTACGCTTTCCTGCGACTCAAGCCATTCCACCATTTCCGGCTCTGTTTTCCGGTTAACTTTCAACATGAATTGACGTTGAAAGTTCTTGATATATTCGATGTTGTATGCTTTCCGCTTTTCGATATCCGGCACGATGTCCACCCCCTTTCCGATGACAGGTTAACACATGACGGGATAACTTGTCAACAAAAATTTTTTCAGAAGGTGCGGAGCAGGTGCGGAAAGGTGCGTGTAACCGGTGCGGGTGCGGGTGGTTTTGGGTGGTGATACAATGGAAACGGGTACAGAAACAGGTACATGGTGAAAAGGTACGGGAAAGGTGCTGGAAGGGTGCGGATCCCATTTCTGGTGCGGGTACGGGTACGGACAGAAGGGAAGGTGCTAATATGGCAAGGCCTAAGAAAGGTGCGGAGATAACAACGGTTGAACCGGGTACGGGTAAGAAGCGGGGCAGAGGCCGTCCGAAGGGGTCAAAATCCGGGTACACAACGTCACCGGAAGCATTGATGCAACGGAGGCAGAATGCCGGGTGTTTACCTGCCAGGACACCGGAAGAACTAGCATATAATCAGGCTGTTATTCAACACGCATTGAAAGCTGCGGAAATCTCACGTTCGGCAGATCAAAAAGATCCGGAAAGTCTGTTAAATTGCTTTTATGAATATATAAAAGTTTGTGGTGAAGACGGAATGAAAATCGGTAATCAAGGGGCATGCGCTGCCCTGGGAATATCGCCAACTGTTTTAAGCGATTGGAAACACGGCTACAGAAAACCGGATGACCCAAGATATAAAAAACTTGCAGAATTTATAAGCAATGTGTGCGCTATGGCCAGGGAACAAATGATAACAGACGGGAAACTAAATCCCGTTATCGGGATATTCTGGCAAAGGAATTATGACAGATTACGGAATGATACAGAACAGCAACAGGCAATTCAGGAAAGCGACAACGGGGAAAACATGACAAGTAATGACTATCTAAAAAAATATGGTAATCTGTTAACAGATTGAAACATATAACCAGCACAACATAGAAAAGCAGGAGGGGAAAAACCTTCTGTTTTTTCTTTGTTTTTTTCTTTGCCTTTTCCATGGGATCCCTTGTAAGTTTTTCCCGCTTTTTGAAAAACAAAAAAATATTTTTTTCTTATATATAAAAAAGTGTTGACAAGTTAACCTGTATTTGGTATTATTCCATTGACGGGTTAACCCGTACATAATAAAACGGAGGTTTTACACCATGAAAAGCACAAAGAAAGTAGTAAAGGGTTTTAAGCAGGAAACTATAGCAAAGATAGTCGCTGCATTGCTTGCCCTGTATCGTTATTACCTTGCCCTGCTTGAGAAAGGGGAAAAGTTGTCGATAGTCATTAGCAGCGGGAACAGCAAAATCGGCAGATGTATGAATGTTTCATTGGCTCCTATCATTACATGCGGAAATTGCAAGGAATGCAAAGCTTTCTGTTATGATGTCAAGGCCTGTTTGCAATATGAGAATGTACGCAAGGCCAGGGCAAAGAACACCGCAATTTTTAAGCATAGCAGGGAAGAATTCTTCCGCCAGCTTTGGACAAAAATGGCCAGGAAGAAAAAGAATAAGTTCCTCCGGTTCCATGTTTCTGGTGAAATAATGGATCTTGGCCACGTTGAATGGATTATTAAAACCGCTAAAATGTTTCCTGATTTCACAATCTGGACATATACAAAGATGTACGGAATTGTAAACGAATACATTCGCCAGCACGGCGGAACAAAGGATTGCATCCCTGCAAATCTCACAATTATGTATTCCGAATGGAAAGGTTTGCCGATTATTAACCCCTACAACATGCCTGTATTCCGTTGCATCGAAGAAGGGGAACCGGCTCCGGCTGGCATGAGTAAATGCCCTGGCAATTGCGATATTTGCAAGGCAACTCATTCCGGATGTGTTGCAGGGGAAAGCAAGTATGTGCTCCTGCACTAAACACAATAAAACCCCCTCAATTCCTGCCGATTATGGCAGGAATTTTTTATTTTTGTTTATTCCTGGTAATCAATATTTTATTGTGCTTTTATTCGCCTTTTATGGCCTGTTTTGCCCTGGCTAGATGTGTCTGTTATTAATTCCTTTATTGAACACAAACAAGCTTATAAAAAGCGTATTATCATAGTTCTATATGGGATCCATTATATTATATTATTATATATATTATAATAATTATATTCTAATCTTATAACATGACGTTGTACCATGCTTATATAATCCCCTTTATTCCCCTGTATTCCCATATATACCAGGCCTATACATATACCCTATACATATCCTACACGCTTATATATACATGCATTATATAACCTTATAACCCCCTGTTTATTTATTTCTTTTTTCTTTCTTCCGGATATATATAACCCTTTTCCATTATGATTATTTATTATTCTTTCTTACTGCTTTTATTTATTCCCTTTGCCCTTATTATTTATTCCTTTGGGATCCCTGTATATATTAATATTGCTATCCCTTCCCTGTATCCTTTTTCCCTACACTATACCCCTATTATTATATTCTTTATTCATGCATTTTAGGTACAGGTACGGAAATGAAAATTGACTAACCTGTAAAAAATTTTGGTACCAACGAAAAAGCTATGCATATATAACCCTTCCCATGTATGTCATGGGAATAGTCTTATTCTTTTGTCAACTATTCGTAAAAGTATAGTTTAGCGAATAGTTGATATACAATATATTGTGTTTAGGCAAATGGGTATACTATATATTGTGATCGATGAATATTCAATGCATAAAATAGTCAAATAATTGCATATCTACACCGTACAGAAAGCAGGAATGTACCCCCGTGGGGAAATAGCATCCTCCTGCCAGGCCGGGTAACCCCCCTCAATATCCCCAAAAATCAAAAAGGGGGTCTACAGAGTGGGGGAGGGGTTTATAGGGGTATGCCTTACTGCCCATATTGTGATTAGAGCAGGGATTATATGTGCGTTGAGGGCAGAGGGTGAGGGTATTACTGCCTTGTACTGCCATAACTGTCATGTACTGCCCATAAACGGCCTCGTGAGGGCAAGGCAGAGGGGTTTTGATGGGTGGTAGTATTAAATAAAGGGGTGGTGGAATTGGATAAGACATGCAGGAACTGTTGGTGGTTATCAGACGAGCATACGAGTGTCTGCACGAACGAGAAGAGTCCGCATTTTGCAGAGTTTGTCCTGCTCAATCAATGCTGTGCATGGTATGATGCAGACGAAACGAGGGTAGCAAAGCACCGGGAGCGGGATGATGGTTTCCTGCCTCTGGTTGACAAGGAGGGTTGAGATG